ATTACGGACTTAACTGGTATTACTACACAAGATATTCAACAATTTGGTATGACACACTATGACCTTGGCCAAGAGTTGAGTAGGTTAATTAAAGATAATGATGTATTTGTAAATCCTGTTACATGGGGTGGCGGAGATTCTACTGAATTAAAAAAAGAATTCGACAATCACGGTATCGAGTTCAAACATTTTGGTCGCCGATGGATTGATGTAAAGACTTGGTATGTAATGAGAATGTTGGCCAATGGTAAAAGACCAGCAGGAGGTTTATCATCAGCGCTGGGTGTTTATAAAATGCAATTTGAAGGTAAAGCGCACCGAGCTGATGTTGATGCTTATAATACATTAAGATTATTTTTTGAAATACTAAAACAACAAAAAAGAATGTTAGATATGATATCAATGGCAAAGGAAGTTAAATGAACTTTATTAATTATCTCAGATATAGTGGTTTGAGTGTTATATTTAGCTTTAACCCATTACATTGGAAAGTTTTACCATGGATCCAAAAAGAAGTTGATCCGTGGGAGTCAGCAACATATAGTTATGGTTTTTTATTTTTAACAATCCGCTTTTGGATAGATGATGGGAGTTGGTAATGAATTGGTTCAATAAACTGTTTGGCAAGAAAAAACAATATAATTTTGAAATGTTGGATAAGATTGTTTATAATTGGATTAAAAAGTGAACATCTTCTACCTTGACCATAATGTGGCAAAATGTGCTGAATACCATGTTGACAAACATTGTATTAAGATGATACTTGAATATTGTCAGTTATTATCAACAGCTCACAGAATGATTGATGGCACCGAAACAATTGCTAAATCTAAAACTGGTCGTAATGTAAAACGCTGGATTCTTCCTGATGAAAGAGAAACAGTTTTATATTCAGCTACACACATTAATCATCCATCAGCTGTATGGGCTAGACAGAATAAAGATAACTATTGTTGGTTGCATAGTTTACTGTGTGAATTGTGTAAAGAATATACCTATCGCTATGGTAAAACTCATAAGTGCCAAGAAATTGGTTTGGTTGATAAACTGGCGATTGTACCATATAATTTAAGTGATGCAAAATTTACTCAGCCAACACCAGCGATGCCTGATGCTTGTAAAGTACCAGGTGATTCATTACAATCATATCGCAATTATTATGTAATGAATAAAGGTCATTTATGGTCATGGAAAGGTAAAATAAATAGTAGAACACAACCACAATGGTTTATTGAAATGGTTGAACCTTTAGCTCATGGATATTCTTAATGCCAACTTATAATTTTATTGATACAGTAACAAATGAAGAATTTGAATTGTTTATGAAAATTTCTGAGCGTGAAGAATTTCTTAAAGAAAATCCAAATATTCAACCAGTTGTATCAGCACCAATGATTGTTTCTAGTGTTACAGGTATGGGTTCTCATCGAGTTCCTGATGGTTTCAAAGAAGTGTTATCTAAAGTAGCAGAGAAACATCCAGGCTCAGCTATTGGTGAAAGATATGGTAGAAAATCTATCAAAGAAGCAAGAACCGCTGAAGTGGTTAAAAAACACGTTGATAGAATTTCAAAAAGATTGCAAAATAAAAAATGACATTTAACCATATTAAATTACCTGAATTAGATTTTGATTTAGAAACAATAACAACTGAAAATGGTAGACAATATGTAACACCAACTGGCAATTCATATCCATCGGTTACAACCGTATTATCGGTTTATAATAAGAAAGCTATTTTTGAATGGCGAGCTCGTGTAGGCGATGAAGAAGCTAATAAAATTTCTGGTAAGGCATCAAGACGAGGTACCGCATTACACAGCGTTTGTGAAAAATATTTGCTCAATGAGATGAGTGATTTGAAAATGCAAACAATGATGCCGAACATTAAAGAATTATTTTTACAATTGAGACCAGAATTGGATAACAATATTGGCAAGATATATTCATTAGAACAAGCTTTATACTCTGATGGTTTAAAGATTGCTGGTCGTGTTGACTGTATAGCCGAATGGAATGGAGAGTTGGCAGTAATTGATTTTAAGACATCGAGCAAAGAGAAGTGGGAAGATGATATCCTTAACTACTTTATGCAATGTTCGGCATACGCAGAAATGTTTGGTGAAATAACAGGCAAACCAATAAATAAATTGGTAGTGGCAATTGCCGTTGAAGAAGGCAAACCACAGATATTTGTAAGGGATAAACAACCTTACCTACCTCAATTAAAACAGTATATTGCCAAATACTACTTGACAAATACATAAAATAGGTGTATAATAGCTGTATGAATAAATATTGGAAAAAACTTTGTACAAATGAACAGAATAGAAACCAGACAGGTGCATTAATATTACTTTCTACATCACTTACAATTCTGTTTATTGCATGGTTAATTTTTGGAAAATAAAATGCCAGATAAAAATTGTGTAAAAGATAAAAAAAATAACCGATTCAATTATTGGATTGGCGGTATAGTTTTATTGCTAGTAGTATTGGCAATTATAGTAAATTCGTAGAAGTTGTTTGAAAGTTGTTGTGGACGGCGGTGCAAATCCGCCCACCTCCACCAGAAGTATATTGACGATCCGATTATTCTGGAAGCAAACACGTAAGTGGCAATATATTTCTGATGGGGGTGTTTTAGAATCGACATGGCAATCATTAGAACAATGGAGAATCGCCAGAGAAGGCGTAATAACTAAAATATTAATCGCAAACGATAATAAGTTCGCATTGGCAGCCTAAACGCTGACTAGGGTTAAGGTGAGTTCCTAGTAACAGAATACTCACCACAACTTTTTTATTATGAAATGTTATGCCTTTAATTACTGAAACAATTAAACAGATTGATTTTAATCTTGAAGCTCACAAACATGATGAGTGGTTTGAAACTAATCAAATTTATATTATTCTATTGGCAACATTTATAATTTATGTTTTAAGAAAACCACTATTGTTTATTTTTGGATTTATAATTAAATTGTCTTTATTTTTATGTGTGTTATATTTTGTTTATAAAATGTTATAAAAAATACATTGTATAAAATGCAAAAGGATTGAAATGAAAGTAATATTAAGTAATTATCGTAATCATTGGATTTCTCCATATACCATTCTTAAAAAGATTTGCTTTTGGGAAAAAGATGAGGATAAAATTTACAATCTAAATGATGATCCAAATAATCCATATGAAAAGTGGGTTAATCTGTTGGATCCAATTTGTCAAGCTTGGCAAAAGATATTAGATAATATTCATCCTAGAGTAATGTATGTCAAAATTGACCGATGGGATACATGGTCAATGGATCATAGTTTGGCTCATATCATTCATCCTATGTTGGTTCAATTAAATGAAACTAAACACGGTGCACCTTATACTGACGATGAAGATGTGCCTGATGAAATCAAATCAACCAATGCAGAACCAAAAGAGAATGAATGGGACACCGATTCAAATCATTTTAAGCGTTGGGATTATATTCTCAATGAAATGATTTGGGCTTTTGAACAAGAACTCAAAGATGATGATGAATCACAATTCTTTGACAATTCTGAATGTGGTGATGAAAAATTTCCATGGAATAAAAATGGTCAGTATGTAAGTAAAATGAAATTAGATAAAGAAGGTTTAGAAGCTCACCAGAAACGAAAGGCAAATGGCTTTAGATTATTTGGTAGATATTATCAAAATTTATGGGACTAAATAGCTTATCAGCACACAACACACAATTCGCTGATAAACACACACAAAAAGGAGTAATAAAATGAGTATGACCCCCTATGAAATTCGCTTGGAATTATTAAAGATGGCGAAAGATATGCTCTCTGACGATTATTATGGTAAGAGAGAAATTATATCAAATCAATGGCACACCAAGGTTGAAGAATCCAAAATTAACGGAACATCTTCACCAGAACATCCAGGTTTCCCGCCATATCCCACAGAAGATGAAATTGTAAAGAAAGCGGAAGCTCTCAATCAATTCGTTTCACAAACCCCAACACAACCCGAAGTAAAAGTTAGCAAGAAGTCTGCTTCTTAATGGGCGGAGAGCTTAGGCTCTCCGAAATACACACAGGAGAAAAAATTGCGAAGTAACACAATACTAACTAGTATCATATTATCAGCATCAATATTGTTTTTTGCAGTAACAAAATCACAAAGTAATAGTGGTAAATATTATATTCCAAGTGGAATCGAATATCGAAATCTAACAAAGCCAGTTCAAAAGCAAGTTGATTGCCTTGCTCAAAATATTTATTTCGAAGCAGCACATGAATCAAAAGATGGCCAAGTTGCCGTTGCATTGGTTACATTAAATCGCTTAGCTTCTGGTAATTATGGTTCAGATGTTTGTAGTGTGGTAACACAAAAAACAAACAATAATGGATCAACAGTATGCCAATTTTCTTGGGTATGCCAAACAATATTTACCAATAAACTATTGACAATTGGTGATACTTTGTTGTATAATAACATTAGAGATTTAGCAGTATATGTTCTAATGAATTACGAAGTAATTGAAGATAATACAAAAGGTGCCACATATTATCATGCCGATTATGTTGACCCACAATGGGGATTGCCAAAAACAATCAAAATTGGTCGCCACATTTTCTATAAGAAATACGCTGATGTTCAGAGTATGAAAAAGGAGTTAAAATTATGAAAGAATTATTAAACGAATTTAAAACAATAACTATTGCTATTGCAGCTATAGCAATTTCTGCTATAATTGGTTTAACAATCTATAATGTGAATGATAGAATACTCATGTCGAAAAACATTGATTCTGCAATTTAAAAGGGTGTTGATCCTGTTGCCGTTCGTTGTGCTTTCGTTACTCAAACGGATACAATTTGTGTAGCCTACGCAGCTTCTGGTAAAAAATAATCGTGTAATTTTATTATGAAAAATGTTTTTGCTATGATTGCTTTGACAGTATGTTTAATTTTGATTATTATCCATACTGTCTTTACTTACGGAAATAATGGTACAAAAATATATGATTGTGCGATATCTGAGATTAGTCCAGATTATCCAATTGAAGTGAAAGAACAATGTCGAAAAATGAGGAAAGTGATATGAGTAAGTTTACATTTATTTGTGAAGAAGAGGCGATGCCGTTTGCAGATGCCGTTTCATCTAAGAAAACGGTTGAATTTAAAGCTGAAACCATAAGTGATATTATTAATGAATTTCAAATGTTTTTAAAGGGTTGCGGTTTTAGTTTTGATGGTCGTTTAGATTTTGTACAAGAAAATCACGAGTGGATTCAGGACAAGAGAGCAGACCAAGAGTTTGATTATAGATAATGCCAACTAAAGACGAAATGATGAAGTTTGCTATAGCAATCGATAAATTGGTTGCTAATACTGATTATAATTACATTGAAGCGATTGTTGAACATTGTAAAAGAACAGGCCTTGAGATTGAAGTAGCATCAACTTTGGTAAATGCTAATTTAAAGGCTAAAATTGAAAATGATGCAATGGAAAATAATCTATTAAAGAATAAAAGCCCTAGATTACCTATATGATGACTGGTTATGAAGCCTTTTCAATCTATCATACTTTAAAATTACATTTCACCAGCGATTACGATTATGTAAAATACAATGGTAAATGCAATATTAGCATAACCACTTTTGAAAATCGTAAAGACAAATACCATTTCCACAAATTATCTCGTAAGTACCCTAATAAAGAACAATTTCAAAATTTTGTAATTGCCAATTTGTTTGAAGATAGTAACATATGGGCTGGCAGTTTATTGCAACCAGAAGCTGAGGTAAATTACCTATTACGGCAGAAAGTAGTTCAATCTCTATCGTATACCTTTGAAAATGATTGTAAAGTTATTTTTGAAGATTGTAAAAATCCTAACGAAGTATTGTCAACAAATGGAGACCATCCAAGACTGTTAACGATGGCTTTACGCAAAGAGATATCACCAGAAACACTAATCGTCCTAAACTCAATCCTGCAATTCTTACCTATGTGGGATAAAAAGATTAGCGATACGATACGATGGCCAGATTACCAAAGAAAGTTAATCAAGTATGCCTCTTTTCTTGCCTTTGATACTGTAAAATACAAAATGTTATTAAGAAAGATTATATTATGAAATTATACCTTGACCTAGATGGCGTAATTGCCAATTTTGAGAAGCGGTACATTGAGTTGTTTAATGAATCTCCTGGTTCAGCACGAGATAGAAAAATGTTCAGTAAAAACTGGACTAAATTTATTGAAGGCAAACACTTTGAAACTTTAGACTGGTGGCCAGGTGCTTCAGAATTAATAACATATGTTCAAAAGAATTTTCCACATGATAATGTTGAAATTCTCACATCTTCTGGTGGTAACAAATATCATGATGAAGTGGTGATTCAAAAGAAAGTGTGGGTTAAAAGAATGAACCTTTCTGAGAAATGGAAGGTTAATGTTGTGGCAGGAAGAAAATTAAAGGCAAATTATGCTACGCCCGATAGCATCCTGATTGATGATACCTTGGATGTTATTCAAGCCTTTAATGAAGCAGGAGGAATAGGTATTCATCACAAAGATGTTGGCAATACTATTATGTTGCTAGATATTCTACTTGCAAAGCATATAAATAAATGATATACTATGCATAATGTGGATAAGTTGCACATATTTTTTAATACATTTAATACGAGGTAATACATATGAGTTCATTTGCAAATCTTAAGCGCAATCGTAGTTCTTTGGACAAACTAACTAAAGCGATTGA